ATGTTTGTATCAATCAAAACCATTAAAAACACTATTCATGTAAAAACTCAATACAACCCTGAATTCACTGAGGCAGCAAAACAAATTGGCGGGAGATTTGATTTTGATGAAAAATCATGGATCTTTGACAGCAAAATTACCGATATTGTAACTACTGAATTATTACGCATTTTTGGAACAGACGGTTACAATCAATCATGCGTTGATGTGGAAGTTACCGTTAAAAAAACAATGAAATCAGAGTTAGGTCCGATTTATTTAGCGGGACGAATTATCGCTCAAGCCAAGGCACGGGACGGAGGCGCCAGAAATGGGGAGAAAATTACATTCACAAAAAAATCAGCGAACTCAGGCGGCTCAACTAAATATTGGACAACTGAAATTGAGGAGGGAGCTGTTTTTAGAATTCTAGACCTGTACAATGGGGCTGTTAAATTTTTAGATGAATGTGACGCTATAGAATACAAAATCATTCGAAATGTAACAGATGATAAATCTATTGAGCTAGCGAAACTAAAAGCCGAGCTACAGCGGATCACCGCCAGAATTGCGGAATTGGAGAGCTAATCACAGCTAAAGCAGTCACAAGGTAAAGCCCAAAGCTGGGGCTTTACAGAATAACGACATTAAACTGTACGGAGGTAAAATGGCACAGACTGAATCGCGAAAACGAGCAATAAAAAAACAGATGCAAAAACGAGTGGGACAACCGAGAATGCCTGGTGCATATATTTCTGATAATGAAAATGCGCTATTAATTGAAATGGGTGAACTGTACGGCTCAAAAAAAGCAGCTATTTTTGCAGGTTTATTACTATTAAAAAAATTTCATTCAGATAAAAACAAAAAAAGATAAAAAAACGGTTGACTTTGTAGAGCGCTCTACATATAATAACATCATCAACTAACAAAACAGAGGAAATAAAAATGACAACTATCACTATTAACACATATGACCCAGCAGGAAGATTTAACATGGACGATGATGAGGCTAAAGCTTTTTTTAATTTTGTTGAAAAAGAGGCGATCGAAGCGGGGTTCGATGTTGTACGAACTTGCGCCATCGATGTTGACCCAGAGAGTGAGGAGTTTATGGAAAAAACTTTCCAAAACTATAATGTTTAATAAGCCCGGGCGGGCTTATTATTATAATAACCATGCTCATTACTGTGGCTATGTAGTGAGTGCTAGTTCGGCTTTTTAACGGGAAACTATAATGTTAAATTTACTAACGGATGATTGGATCTGTTTAAACGGTGCATCAAAAACCAATATTGACGAGGTGCTCGACATACCAGTGTATAAAATTTTTGGAACTGTCACGGGTTATCAAAATGCAATAGTTGTACTTATGTTGTTGAAAAATTACTTAAAAAATATTAATGAAAATGATTTTATTAATTTTTTTCAAACACCTATTGATGAATTCATATCACCGAAAGAAGTCACGATTGACCAGCTAGTCTATAACCAGCCACGAGAGAATACGAAAAAGAGAAATACCGATTTTTTTATCAAACGTGGCATGATTAACTGTTTATGTGAGGCGTGTGCGACACAGTCCCTATTCGTAACCGCCCTATTTGGGGGACCCTGCGGAGTAGGTTATTCAACTAGTTCATATTGCAATAAATTATTAATGTTTAAAAATGGGGAAACGATTCGGGAAATAATAAAAAATAACAAAATTGAAAAAAAATATTCATTTAATGAGATATTTTCAAACCCATACAAAATTAAATTTATCAATACTGTTTTCGATGAGTGTTCATTATGCGGTGAAAAAACAAATTGCTACACCCATTTTTTACGGGAGCCTGCACCCCAAACAATCAGAATGGACAATTTACCGCTAGTAGCTAAAAACAAAAATGGGGAGCCGTTTTTTTATCGAAATCGACTAGCCAACATTCAGTTAGTGAGTAAAATAAATGATGGCAGTATAGTGTTGCCAGAAAATATTAACCCTACAGTTAATGATGAAATTAATGCATTTTCTATTTTATATAACAAAGCAAAACTTCTTAGCACAGAGGAGCATTGTTTTTGTTATTCTGATGTAAATTTGAGTGGTGATATCTATTTTTTATCTCAACAAATAAAAACATTTAGCGTCCATCATGATGATGATTTGCAATACGAAATTGCTATGTTGTTTGAGATTTATTTAAAAAATAATAGCATTAATGAATCGGCAATTAAAATCATGAAACGATTCGTGCCGTCAGATATTACAGCTCTACGCAGTGAAAAACAAAAATCATTGGCTGTTGCTCTAAATCGGGTAGTATCTCGATACCAGGATTAACAGTCTGCTAATCCTCAGCAGGTAGATATAAAAATCCCCACGGATGTGGGGAACTGATAACATATTATTCAATAGCATTTATTTACTATCGGTTTATCCCTATTAATATAGGGAACGGTGTACTAACGAATAAATAGCAATTTTTTATCCCATTCTATGGGAGAAACATTGAAATTATATTATTTATTATTTATATGTCAACTGTTTTTTGGTTTTTTGGGAAATTTAGTATTAACATCAGACGCATCAACACGAGTTAATAAAATGCGGTATTTTTTCCACTGTTTTAGCATTTCCTCCTCGTTTGATTCCTGCATATCCAAATCGATGATATCCTGTAAAACCTCTATTTTTTCATTCGCCTCATTGATTAATACTGTTTTTTTTGATTTATTCACCTCAATAATTTCATTTGGAGTTAAAACATACTCAATAGCTACTGGGCGTCCGTTTTCGTCTGATTTTATTTCCATCCCGTCTGTTTGTTGTTGCAATAATTTTGCATGTAGTTCTCTACTGATTTTTATTGAATTTTTAGGAATTATATTGATTTCTGAATCGTAGAATGCGTTTGCCGCCGCATTATAATAAATTGTCATATGGTCTCCAGTTATTAGTTGCCAATTGCTATCAATGAAAATCTGCCAGCTGCGCCAATAACGCTGCCGGGATTTATAACGCGGGATAAAATTTTAATTGTTGAGCGTGAGGATTTTCCTAGTACATAACCATATGAGTACGCAGTGCGGTTATCCCATCCATCGCCGTTTGCCTCTGCGACAACAACATTAAACAGATTATTAGGAAACGCAATTGGCAATGTCAGCGTTAATGAGCCAGTTGAATTTGTTATTGAGCTACACCACTGAATTATTAGTCCAGATGGCAATTTTTGATAACCATTTGTTGAGTGTCTAGACTCGAAATCATTTAATACCACCATGCCAGAATTATCAAATTTTGGGCGTTGTTTAAAATAAGTTTCAACGGTCACCTCATATTGAATATCGTTGAGTTTATTGGCTGGCAGATATTTTCCATTAATGAGAGTTGTCCATTTGGTTGCACTAGTTGATGGTTTGGCGTTATCGTTTTCAGCTATTGCAGTGTACAGAATGCCGTTATATTTAATCATTGCATTAACTGGGTATTTTACGGTTTCACTCCATTCAGGTACGCCCTGCTGTAATAGATACAGCATATTTTTATCAATGCGATTAAATGCTCCATTCATCCATTCCATTGGCGGTTTTGATGCTGTTTGCTCAATAGTTATCCCCCACCCTCTATTTACATCAGGAAAATCGCTGATCTCCCCCGTTTTTGCTGAATCAGCAAAAATTAAATAATCTGGTTTTTTCTGAATTTTCATAAAGTTATCCTATTTTTTGAATTCGTGCAAATTTACCTAAATTAAATCCCTGTGAATGTTTATCGTGTGCAAACCCGAACGGTTCGCTATTAGCTAGAACCAAATAGCGATACATCACGCCGATCGGTCGCACTAAAATATCCATTTTACTAATTGCGTATAGTGTTAATGAATTGAGTTGATCGCTATCTACTAGCACATTCATAGTCATGTTTTGCGCATCAATGATATTTCCGCGCTCGCCGATCATGAATTTAATTGATTTAACAATATTTGATATTTCTCCAGTTTGATAATTTTTAGTGATTTTGGATTTAATAAAAAAACGATAGTCATTGTCATTTAAAACGACTGATGCGTGTAATGCGTCACCATATCGATAAAACTCACCAATACCGAACGGCAACGCTGACCTATCCCTGAGCCATCCAAAATATTTTTTAGCTATTGCTGTTGGTAAAATTCGCGATACACCAACATGCCTGCCAACCAAATCCAATGCATAGCCAGTTGCACGGTCAATATTGAGAATGTCCGCCAATTGAATAACATTTTTAAATGTGTTATCTGTTTCTCTGTAGATAGCTCTAATCGTTCCCAGCGCATTAGGTTTGGTTCGATACTGCCAGATGATAAAATTCTCCCTATTCATCAATCAGCACCTCAACATTATTTATCTGTGCATATTCTCGATAACCGATATTGGCAATATTTGAACTATTAACCGTGAGTGATTTAATATAAAACCCGTCAACTAAATTAATGCTTGAAATAATACGCGACGCGTAAACATTCTCACCAATTTCAAATTCTAAATGTTTTAAATTGGTTTTGATTTGCTCAATATTGATATCGTTAAATGACTCATAACGACTAATTACCATTGAGACATTGACATCAATTTTTTTCGGTCTGTCAAAGTAAACTTTTCTTGGTATATCATCTAACAGATAAGACGTTTCAATTTCCCCGAATAGCCCACATCCGCCAATTTTCTTCTTGGTGATCACTTCCGCTATTTTTTCATCAGCACCACCCAAAATAACGGCATTAAATGAGTGAGCAGGAACACCCGTTTCATCAATCTCATTAGTGTAATTTTCGTACACCTTACACTTTGTCACGCCAGTTATATTCATTAATGCAGATTGAATGCCTCGGCGGTCATCGTAATTATTAATTGAGTGTGACAACATGAATCGCCTCAATAGTTGCGCATCAGTTTCCTCATCAACGCCGCCATAACTGTTTGTATTTGCTGTGACTTTATCAACACCAATAATAATTGTGCTTGGTGTAAACTCATCAAGTGCGTTAACATTGTAATTACCCAGTTCTAACGATCTGAATTTAACGCGTGCGCTACCCAGGTCATTTAATGTTATTGATTCAGTTGTTACCCATTTGTTTTTGTTCTTGTCAACATAAATTGAATTATTTGGTATTGTCGTTTTTGGTGATCCAGTAAAAATCACCTCATCAATATACGAATACGAGGCTGTAATTCGTGTTATTCCTGCATACATAGCTCGCTGTTCTAACCAGTGCCCCGTTGCCTGATACGGATCTAACATCTGAACGATAAACGAAACCGCCTGATGAATGTTTGCTAGCTCTTGCGAGAATAAACCCAATAATTGGCCGTCTGGCGTATCGCTATCAAGGTTGACATTTTCACCATAAATCGATTTGAACGCGCTAACTAATCGATTTTGAATAGTGTATAAGTCATCAATTTCGACGCCTTTATCTGTTATCTGTAACATTGAATGATGCCTCGTTAGTTTTGTTAAATTTATCTGTATAACTAATCTGTATTAGAAATTGTCGAGTATCGCTATCTAACAAAATATCGAAACTATCAATATGGACCACACCGTCTACCTTGAAAATTTCCGATTTTACATCAATTTCTAGCTGTTTTGTGTTCGGGTTTTTAGTTAGATAATCAAACCATGCGATACCGTCCTCGCGATTTAAAAACCAATCTCTTTTTAATGCTAATAATTTAGTTTTTACACATTGAGCTATCGCCTCAGAGCTATCTAAATAGTTACCCAACCCGTGTCCAAACGTCCAGTCATGATTATGATCTAACTCTCTAACTAGCATTTTGGTTCTCCTGTTGTTTCATCTCCACTCATAACCCCAGTATGAACATGTTCGTTTAGATTAACGCCAATATTAGTTATCACATTTTTAACTCGTAGAACGCCAGTGCTATTTGATTCACCGTCGGTTTGTCCAAAATTACCAGATAAATTATAATAACCAATCTGGATTTTGTTACCGGTTTGAATGTAATCCCCTAATTGTTGATAATTACCGGTGTGAGTGTAATTTCCATCCTGATGATAGTTACCAGTTTGAGTGTAATTTCCTAGTTGTTGATAATTACCGGTGTGTTCAATATGCCCCTTGATATAAATTGTACCGTTCGTTAGTCGGATATGAGTTGAACCGTCGTCAGTTTGCATAGATGCGCCGTCATGATAAAAATCAGGTATTTTATTAGGTGCGCTATTACAGCCAACTATAAAAAAACCATCGCTGAGATCGTTAATTCGGTTATCTAACGGTTTTGATGCGTTACCCGATGCAAACCAGCCGTCTATGCAACGACTAGAAAAAACCACCAACCCCTCATCACCCTCTTTTATCGGCACAGTAATACAAAAACCACCAGCATGCGGAAATTGTGCGGGGACATCTACCAACGGGGGGATTTTTATTTCCTGCCCGTTTGCTATAACTCGATTAATCATCACCTGACAACTAACTGTGTGCCCATCAAATGAAATGACCTGAGCCGGTAGCGCAGTGTATATATTCGATTGAGCGCGCTTAATTTGATTTTCAACTGCTGCAAATAGTGAATCTGTCATAATGAATGTACCTAATTAATAAAATCGTTGACATATGTGTATATGTGTGTATAATTATTTTCAGGTTAGGAGGTAAACATGAAATCAACTGACCTGATAAAAGAACTTACTAACGCAGGATGTGTTCTGAAACGAGTTAGAGGTAGTCATCATATGTTTTACTCACCGATAACTAATAAAACGTTTCCAGTTCCTCATCCAAAATCAGATTTACCGATTGGCACAGTAAGATCAATCAAAAAATCGGCGGGGCTTTTATAGCCCGCCAACTTTTGGAGGTATTATGTTTTTTACTCTTGGCATTGAAACCCCGAACGATAGCGATACCGCTTACGGCATTGTCGTGCCTGCGTTATGCAATGAAAAATATAGTTGTTATTCTGCCGCCGACAAAGAACACGACATCCCAGCAATGGCAACTGAGGCTATTTTGTTAACTGTTCAGGATATGATTGAATCAGGTGATTATGATGTTAACGATATTCACAACGATCATGTTTCATATAAAAATAACGACGAATATTCTCATTGCGATACATGGGTAATTATTGACGTTGATTTATCATCATTTGTTGGTAAACAAAAAAGAATTAATATCACATTGCCAGATATTCTGATCGATAGAATAGATAACGCAGTTAAAGCGCCGAACTCGGTTTATAGGGATCGGAGTAATTTTTTGGCAGCGGCAGCCATTAATGAATTGGCGACGCAAAATAAAGCCCGTTAAATAAAACCCCCTCGAAAGAGGGGGGTTACACCCTGTGTATACAGGGAACTCTTATTTGAGGTATTACAATTTGTCTACGGTTTATCCCTGTGTATACAGGGAACGCGGTTAATGGACAAGAATTGAACCTTATCACCTCGGTTTATCCCTGTGTATACAGGGAACGTATCCACCCATGCTGGGTAGGTAATTTGAAGATATACTAAGATACAAACAGAGTCAACTATTATTTGTTGGGCGTCAGGGGTTCGAAAACCGGCATCTAATCATTAATTCAGTAATTTTATTTTTTGTTTTTCAAACTCCTCCTGCGATAAAACGCCGCTTTCTTTTAGATCATTTAATTTTTTCAATTCATCAGAAACGGATATATTCGGATTCTGAATTGCTTGATGATTATTTGAATTTTGCAAAACCTTCTCAGGTTTAACTAGTCTATCTCCGTGGCATAGTGGGCATCTTTTTTTGTAAAAAGGGATAAATAAAACCCAAATAAAGCCTGTAAAAATAATACCAATAAGCGTTCCCGTTCCAATTTTTCTTTTTGGTATTACATTTCTTTGACACAAAGTACAATATTTCATCGCCGTTAAATTCCTTGGGCTTAAAAAATCGGCATTATATCAAATTTTTTGAAATTTACCACCGGTACAAACCAATTTGCTATGCCAGTTTGTGTTGCATAAATCGCCGTTATGCTCAATCGAGCTTAATTTATAATCGCCGTTATACTCGGCGATCTTTGATTCAACACGAACAAGCGAACCGATCCTATAATGGGGATTGCATAGCGTTGTAATTTCTAGCCCGTCGTTAGTTTTTTTCGGGATTCCAATCATTCCTGTGTTTCTAGAAATTACCCAACCCTCACTATTAGCGAGGGCTTTATCTTTAGGGATAACAACCAGCTGATCATCCTGTATAGACCAATCAGCATTATTGTTTATAGCTATTTTATGCATCGCCTCACGCGTGTCGCACATAAAAATTTTACCGCGAGGCAACGCTCTATCATTTGGCAAATTAATGGCGCCCTTTTGTACTCCAAAACTACTAACCACCTCGTTTAGGAAATCACTGTCCGTTTGCCCGCTCTGCATCGTTTTAATAATAGTTTTTTCTGTATAAGCTCGGTGTCCATCACCACAACGCATTGTTGTGATAATGTCCTGTCCTGTTAGTTTATTTTCCACCGTCAAAATATCACCACAAAATATTAACCTCAAAACATCCTCTTTATAGCATACTGATAACTCTAAAAAATGATATTGTTTGCTAGTGATGAGGTTTCTATTAGAATCATTGAGATTATATATTGATATTTCAGCGGTATTTGGCTCTGATGTTAGCGTTTTTTTTATAGAAAACGAAACCCTGAGATTATTAATTACAATACTCTCGTTGCGGTTGCCAATTTTAAGCTCTAACAACCTGCCGAATTGTCTCACGATATTCTCCCTTAGTCATTGTTAGTAATTGCATACGATTATTAAGATCAATTTTAGATACAGCATTAATTCCAAGCCCTGACCTATCATCTAAAACCAATACAAACGGCAAATTAAATTCAATTAACGATGGGCTGTCAACAGATAGCCCCTTATTTTTCGTAATATATTCATTTTTATCAATATCAAATAAATCAAATTGATAGCCATTTGATATTGCGTTATATCTTAATGTTAATCGCAGGTTCATATCGTATAATGAAAATGATTGAATCAATACATTATCCGCTGTTGTTTGTATAACATGCATTTTAACCTCTAACAATATTATCTAGTATAGAACCCTGTTTTTCCTGCGGCTGGGTTTTTCCTAAATTCCGCGTTTCTGAGTTTGGTACGCTCATACCGCTAGCAATTTTCGTTTCAACTATGAAAATTTCACGAAACGTTAATAAAAACTCGCCACTCATTCTATTTTTTTGAGTGAGTCCAACAGATGTTAGCACCATTTTTTTATACTGCCGTGTATTTGTTTGTAGCGTTACAGGTTCACCGCTACGCTGTATTGCTAACAGCTTTTCATGAGCATCTGCTATACGATCTGATGATAAACTATTTAATAACGGAGACTGATAATCAGGTAGAAAATCGGCCACAATTTGATTGACTGTTTTTTTTACTCCATGGTTGCGTAACGCATAATAACGTTGAATGATTTTTTCAGCCTGATCCGTAATTGGATTAACTCTCATGGGTAGCGGGTATTTCTCAAAACTATAGCCAGTTATACTCTCAATCGCGCTAATTCGCGGTTCATACCCAACAACCAGCCCATAAACAGTAACCTCTTTAGGGTCTAATACCGCATGATCCGCAATATTAGCCCCGTTTTCGATCGGGTTTTCTGTTACTCGTAATTTTGATGCGTGCTGCTCAACAGTGTTGATATCCAGACCAAATGTGAAATTATCACTGATAATTAACCCCAAATTATTTGATAATTTATTTAATATAGATTTAAACATTAGTTATATCCTAGCGCCGTTTGTGTATTATCGGCTAAATTACGCACAGCGTTATTAGACAGGCTATTTAAACTATCGAATCCATCCTGTGGTGTTGTAACGTTCATTGTGTTATTGATAGTTACCGCATTGTTATTATTTATGTTTTTGTTTGCTGGCATAAAACTTCCTGCTTTAGCTCCATCTGTGCTGAGCTGCGCTTGAATGTTGGTATTAGTTAATCGCTTAGCTGTGACTTCTATCTTATCATCGTCACCACCTAATCCAATCCACGATAAAGCTCCTTTGACTTTGCTTTTAACTGAATCGATAAATCCATAAAATTTATCTCTTATCCAATCCATCGCGTTTTTGAATGGCGCAGTAATTGACTCATGCACTTTTAAAAACGTTTCAGCAAATTTCTTGGTAGTATCTCCGACATCTCCGACCCACGCTTTAAACAGGCTTTTTACAAAATTCCAAGCGGCTTTAAACGGAGATATAACAAAATCGAAAATAGCCCAAAATGTTTCGCCTATCTTGTCTGTAGTAGTGGTAGTGTCATCTTCCCAGATGTCAAAAAGGTCATTAATGAATTTCCAAGCAGCTTTGAACGGAGCAGTCCAAAACTCAAAAATAGCCCAAAACGTTTCTCTGATAGCATTGACAGAGTCTCCAGTATCAGCACCCAGCCAATCCATTATTTGGCAGATTACTTTATATGACATTCGAAACGGTAGCGTTAGCGCATCAATAATAAAGTTAAAAATCTTACCAATTCTATCTACCGTTTCACTTGCTGCACGTTCAGACATACCGAAAAACATTAGTATGTTTTTAAACGATTTTGACAGTAACGACCTGATACCTGCTATTAGCGATTTAAAGCCGCTTACTATCGAATCAAACAAGCTTTTAGATAACGATTTTATTTTTTTAGTATCGCCCGTCCACAGGGCTTTGAGAAATTTCCAGAATGTTTTTGCAAATTCCCAAGCCCCTTTTGCTCCGTCAATAAATGGTTGCCAGTACTCACCGAACAGGCTTTTACCGCCGTTCATGTAGACCATTAGGTCATCAATCAGCAACATTAAAGCGGTCAGAAGCCCAAGAATTATACCGAGAGGGCTAAATAAAAATGCTCGATTGAGCACAGCCCAAACGATACCAAGCGCAATTAGTGCGTTTTTCCATCCAATTGTCCCTGATATGATTTTGTCAATAAATTTAACAAAGTTAACAACCACCTGAATTGCCATCCCGACTGCTTTAATAACTTTTGTAATGCCGTCAGCAATCAATTCTTTATTAACTGTTAACCAATTTCTGAACCCAGCAATTAATCTGGTCAGCGCAGGCGCAAGATTTAATGCAATTTTAGTTTTTACACTATCGAGAGCTAGCCCTGTTCTGTTCATTTCACGTTTATAATGCTCTACTTGAATGAGCTCTCTCTGTGAGATTTTGAACAGCGCCCCCTTTTGAGTTGCTAACTCACGGGCTTTATCGATTGCGTTATTAAACGCCCTCAATACCCGTTTACCATAGAGCGCAGACGCTGCTGTCAATCCGATAATCACAAGCTTTAGCTTGCTCAATTTTGATTTTGCCTCATCAGCAGATTTACCCGCCTCCTCTGTTGACTGCTGAGTTTGCTGAATCATCCTATTTATATCACTCTGCATCTCATTAGCGGTATCTGATAATCTATCAGCTCCAGACTGTAGCAATGCGATAATTGCGGCAATTTCGCCAGCTTTTGAGGCGTCAACTCCAATTTTCAATAAAAATTCTTCTAAAACCATTTACGCCTCGCTCTGCTGTTGTTTTTCTGCTAATTTAGTTTCAGCTATTACATTATGCATATCGATAACATCATCGAGAGAATAGACGGTTCTGAGTTCGTGGAGCGTTGCGTATTTATTTACGATAACGCCCCACACAAACCAATCTACATCGCTTTCTGAGCTATCTCCTCCAAGCTGAGAGTACTTAGATTGGACAATATGCCACTTGGTAAAAAACCCAAAAAATGGAATTTCAGCCCCTCAATAATCACTTGATAGTAATGGCTTCGATGAGTGTTAAAAAATTCACCGGCTTCTTGTGGTTTTTGAAACAGTACTTTTTTACCGTTTTCATCTACCGCAGTGACATAATCAAGAATGAATTTTTCTATTTCAGCGAATTGTTCAGAGCCGATATTTGAGGCAAGTTGACCGATATCAAAGCCTGATTTGTTGCCCTCGAATGAAAAACAACCCTGAAGCAGGGCTGTTAATTTTTTTAAATATTTATTTGATTTGAAAAAATCTGCTTGTGTGAATGTATAAACTACATCATCAATAGTAAAATCTGCGCTTTGCATTATAAACCGCCTTTAATATCAAACTCTGCTTTAGTTGCTTTAAATGTCCACGTTACGCCGTTGTGAGCTGTGCCTCGTGCGTGTGTTGGTGGTGTTGTAAACCAACAACCTGTTAGTAAAAACTCATCACCGTTGCGTAAATCCTTATAAGTAATTAATTTACCCGTCGCTGTAGTCGGGTTATTAATTTGAGCATTACGTAACTGATTTAATTTTTGATTAGTTTCAGAATGCTGTAACGTTTTAATAGTAACAGTTGCGCCACGATTGCATGAATGAACAAAAACGCCTTTACCATTAATGCCGTAAGTAATATCGCCGTCATCGCCGATCGGTGCGATACTGATAGCATCCTGCGCATTCTCGTAGCCAGTAATTTCCGTGCCGTCTATTGTTAAAACGGCATCTTCTAAAGAAAATGATTTAGACATATAAAATCCTATCGGTTGAATTGAACAATGATATCGACACTATGACCTGCGCCAGCAAGTTTAAGTGCGCAATTAATTGGCATCATTTTGCGAGCTTCTCTATCTGCTGTATCTTGCATATCGAATGAATCAGAATAGAAATAGTAACCGTTAATTTGATCGCCGTACGATAGTTCGCCAAGATCGCCCAATGTCCATTTACCCAGCCCCAAGAATCCATTATTAATGAATTGTTCACCGATAACTTTTATCGAGCTGATTAGAATTTGCTGACCGCGATCAGTTTGTGGAATTTTGGTTGGTTGACCCTGTAACGTATTGAACGCCTGAACCTGCACGGCATTAATAAACGCATCTAACCCTGTTGTTTCATCAATAAACGTACCACCGATCATAACACCCTCAGCTAACATGTTTACACCCGCATAGTCGGTATAAAAGTTAATACCTAGGCGTCGGCATTTTGTTGCCTCGTTGATAGTAATTCTATCGTCTGATGTGACGCTAACCTCCTGTTTGAATTTAACGGTTTTAGCCGTGTTTACCCCCGTCCAAACGGTTGTCAATGCAATACCCATTAACTCAGCGGCAGCATGCGTATTCCCCTTATTGTTATACTGAACCATTAGACGACCGCTATTACGCTTTGATAGCGTTTTAAGCACGTTATTATCAGTATATTCAATGTTAGCAGGTCGGGTTTCTGTGTACGCCATGACTTTAGCATTTTCGACGCCCTGAGCGACAATCCAGTCATGAGCTTCAACTAATTCAGCATCAGTAATTGTGTTAGCAAAATAAACGCCGTACCAGTTTTGGTATTGATTTTGTAATTTACTAAGTGCTTCGGCTGGTGTTTCTTTATTGTAGGTGATCGCATCTTCACCGTTAATTAGCGCGCTTCTTCCATCAATCAGATTAGTCATGCTACCGACATAAGTACCATCTAATTGCGCATCAAATACATAACCAAAATTAGCGCCTTTACCCTCGGTATTTGCTGATAGGATGAATCGACTACCTACAGCGTCATAAACAAAATTAACACCAATATCAGCTAGTTTTGCATTAACGATATTTGCTACATCTTGCATGCCTGAAACAGTAGAAAAATCTAGCTCTTTAACATCGATTTTTGCATCACCAAAATAGAATGACAGATAACCGTCCGTAATATTTTTAAATTGAATATATGAAACTGCTAACGCTGAACCGTTAATTTTTGAACTAATTACTGATGATGTGAAATTTTCTTTCATATATCTAGCAATTAACGCGGTTTTTGGTTTTGGTCGTGCTGAAAATAACGCAGAAGCCGCACGGTAGGCATCTGAATTAGTGCCAAACAATGACGCTACACTGTTAACATCTGAAACAACGACGTAGCGAGTGTCTGGATTTGTAAATTCGTCGCACATCTCACTTGTGAAAATAGCAACAACACTCAAATCACGTTTTTGTGCACCTCTCGGCGATTGTTGTAGAGTAACATCTACAATTTGACTAATTGGTAAACTCATTATTACCCCTTCTCTAAATTAAATTTTACTGTATCGCCACGGTCTACTTGAGCCTTGACGATTGGATTAATTGAAAATGTAAGATCGACCTGCGCACGCTGCTCTTTACCGCCTGCGATAGCTGTCGGCAGACTTCGAATTTGTGAGCATTTTAGATACCCCATACCTAAGCGTCTCAATCGCTGCCAAACCGCTGTTAATCGCATTGATTCAGTGAGTTTACACAGCATATCGTACGAATTGTTACCGTAAGCATTGATTGAGATAGTAACCTCTCTGAGAGTTGACGCTATCTCCTCTTCATCTGTACCATTAAATTTAACCTCAGTACCAATATCTGACTGATACGCATTTAATACTGTGATAAATTTATCTAGATTTGAAACATCCTGCATATTGTTAGCATCAAATACTAGCTCCTCAGGTAACGTCAAAACCTCCGCTATCATGCGCTTGACTTCCGTCATATCGAGTCGCGAGACAGTCGTAATAGCCATAATCACTCCATATTGATTCTGAAATAATGCGGAATCGCATATTATGATGTTGAAATAACATTCCGTTAGTTAGCCGTGTACGCGAAAAAATACGAACTGTAGGGTTGTATCTATCTCCCTCGGGCAATATTTGCAAATCATCATTGCTAGCAGGTTGAATTATGCAGATAATATCCCCCGCCGATTCAAAATTAACTTTAGTAGCAAAAAACGGATCTCTTAAAAAATGCGATATTAATTCACGATTCATTTTCTCTTATCTCATAAGTTATTGATGCTCGAAGTTGTCCCGTGTCTATAAGCGGTTTGCTTGATTTCTTGCGCTTTGCTGTTTCTTCTTTATTTACCACAAAATCGCCATCAGTTATTTTCTCAACGATTTTAACTTGCAAATAAGCACCCACTTCAGCTAAAGCATCATGCGCAGATTTTTTACCTTTTAAAAACTCAGCAACACGAGATTTACCAAGTCTTCCCACGTTTTCAGCTTCTTCTGACGCTGTGGACCGCATAAAAGAACGTTCTGGAATACCTTTTTCTGGCGCTCCGAATTCATGAATAACACCGAGCTCAGCATTGGTTATACCAGTCGATCCTTTTCGTGAGTTTTCATTACTCGGAATACCGACAACTAATTGAATACGGTTTAGTCGCTCAGCTCGCTTCATAGCTTCTTTTAGTTGTTTTACGATTTCTAATTCACTCATCCGATAACTCCGATTGGAGTTATTAAACGACGCAAGCGTAGATATTCTTGACCGTATGAAGTTGAAGTTAAGTCGTAGTCGCTGGGATTGCCTGATGATGTGTTTTGCGATGTGTAACCGATTGATAAACCGTCTGCGGACTTGCTCGATACTGATTTAAAGTTTTCGCCATTATTGAAAATAACGTTATCGTCTAAATCCCGATTTAAAAAGCCTTTGATAGCTAATCTGTGTGCCGTGTAAGCAAACAAGCCAGGGTTGTATAGCTTACCCCATACTTTTTCATTCACTACAAGCGCACTGCTTTCTAAAAAATGCTTGATTGTACTATCATCGACTTTTGAAAATTCGGGGTATTCATTGCGAAAGTTCATAAATACCCCTTATTTTTAGGATTTATAATCTACATACTGCGCAGATTTAGGCTCTTTCCACATCACACCGGTGAACGCCGAACGATAGCCGCTTTGATATGAGAGTAAATCCTTTCTCATCACTTCTAAGATTTCTGGCATGTGCACTTTCATTTCAAGATAGTCTTCGTCATGAGAATAAATAGCTAATCGAGATTTATTTTTATTTATCTGTTTAGCATATTGAGCAGGCACTTTAACGAAGTTGATATTAAAGCTCTCATTTTGTGATGCTTTACGTAACGCAGCCATTACGCGATCCATTGCCGCAATTGGTAGTAAATCAGTACCTACAATTTGAGGGTTCGGATCGAACTTTTGCATAGCTGTCATAAAATCGGCAGCGTCCATCGCTATATGTGTTGGTTGGATTGTGTAGTTTGAGCGTGACCACACTTTATCGTATGCGCTGAGAATCATTTTAACAAATTCCTCAGATGACATATCGGCTAATGTTTTGCCTGACGTGTCATTATGCACGTCAACCTGTAAGCCAGTTAATAAACCCTCTTGCCCTGTTTTTTGTTCGTGACCAACATATCCAGCATATTGAATTGTCGCCACGGCATTAGCGTACAAATCATTCTGTTTCTTGGCAGGTAAATTAATACCTAATTTTTGCGCTTTCTCAATTTCTTGTTGAGTGTACACAAGACCTTTAGCCCATTGAACTACTGGTGATTTTTTCGCCTCAATGGTGCTGTCAATTGTTTCAAGTGATGTGGTTTTAATACCAATCACGCCGTTTTTAACAGACCCACGAACTTCAGTAACACCGTACTCCCATTCTTCGATTGCAAAGTCCAGTCCCTCGGTAACGGGTACAGCTTGACCGATATTGATTTCTGGTAGTTCTTTTTCTTGTAACTGTTTATCACGCTCTAACAGTTGTTCTGTGATAACGTCACTATAATCTACATTTTCATATGCCATTATGCTTTAGCTCCTCTTGTTGCAACCTTAACCGATTGCGCATAACCTAATGTAATTGCTGCGCAGTGATTACCATTGCTGACACGTTCAACCCAATAACCTAAATCAATATTACCTGCGGCAACATTTGTAATTTTTCCTGCATCGTCACCTGTAGGCACGATATAAACACGCTCACCACGTTTTAACTCGATATCATTTACTGCTAGCGCAACAACTGAATCACCGTGAGAAAAGTGTCCAATATTGATCTGGCGATTATTCGGATGTTTGTCACCGTAAATATCTCGGACGACAATCCCGTGAATTAAATCATCAGTCGAACCGATTGCCTTGATACCACCCTCAGCATTTACTGCCACGAATGTACCGCACAATAAATCTTTACCCGTTAAATTTTCTTCGCCCCAGACTTTACTGTCCGAGCTAGATACACGGTAAATAGAACCGGGTTGCATTGTCCCCTGTTCTGAATCCCAACTTGTAAAACTGTAACCCATATTATTTGCCTCCTAATCGTTTGCTTGCTGATTTTGCAGGTGCTTCTTTGCTGTCATTAAGCAAACTTGAAACAACCTTGTTTTTCTTTGCGCTGGTAGCTGCTAAACCTGCATAAGCGGCTCTAATTTCTGTATCAGTTAATTTTGCCGCTTGCTCTTTTGTGTAAATGCCGTGATCAACTAACACGCCAACACGAACATCACGACCACTTTTAGCATCGTCTAGCTTCACTTTCGGGAATCGTGCCTTAGCATCATTCATCACGCTAGCCTTGTCTTTTTCAGCTTCCAGTTCTTCAACGCGCGCCTTTTGTTCATCACGCTCTTTTTTAACCTGTTCAAGCTCTGCCGTTAACGCAGCAATTCGGGCGTTCTTATCATCTTCGCCTGCTGTTGGTTCTTCATCGTTCAAAGCTTCAAGTTTTGCTTTTAGCTCATCGATTTGTTTTTGAAGTTCATCAGCCTTGGCTTTTGATTCTTCATCTTCTTTACCTTGAACTTCTTCCAGTTGTTTTGTGAGTTCATCAATCATTTTATTGATTTCCTCTTTTGACAACTCCCCTTCCGCATCATTTAGACGTTTACGAAACGAATCGATTAATGCGAGTAATTTATTTTTTTTAGGCATTAAATTTGCTCCTATTTTTGGTTTACTATCGTTTAATCTGCAATCTGAGCCAGCGCGACCTTCGGCAACGATAGCGACATGATTGATCTTGATATTTTTGTGATAAAACTTACCGCTAACCTCTTGAATATCAGCAGGTTCATAACCAACAGATAATTCACGAATATCCTTGTTTTTGAGTAACTCAATTGCTGACGCATCTTGAATATACGCATCGCATACAATGTAATTACCTTCTGCTCTTGGATTTTGAACATGACCAACTGTTTTATTTTTCCAGTCAGTAGCATCAACCGATTTTTTGTCTGGGTGTGTAATTGTGATCGGCATACCGTCAATTGATTTAAGCGTGTCGGGTTTGCTGAGTTCATCAATTGTTCTGTTAACATCAACAAGCCTATTCGCTCTGCTATCAGTTAATCCAATTTCATGCCCGTAGTACTGCAAAACAGTACCTTTTGTAATTCTTGCGGTTGTTTTTAGGTAGCCCTGCGGTGTTATTTCCCAAGCCATAAAACCCTCTTTTAGACGTAAATAATCCTACTCAGTTAGAGCATTGAATGATTAATTTTGATTAGAATTTAATATACGGAATAGCTAAACATCGGCACTGAAAGTCTTCGCCACATTTGCCGATATACCCACCAATTGACTTACGCTTTTTCCATGTTTTACCCTCATCATCTGAATAGACTGTTGGGTCTGAATACTTGCATAACATGTTATTTAAAACTAAATGCGATTCACGTTCCCGTGCGTCGCCTGCGCCTTTCCACTTGTAGACATCAAAACCTAGCTTTTTGTTGCGCTCTTCTTCAAAATCGGCGTTGATTTTGGCTGTTTGGTCTCTTGCAATGAGTTTTGCACGAGAGTACGAGACATTGCCTCTTGCACGAATTTCATTGATTAGCTCGCCATGTCTGAAGCCCTTTTTGTAGTTTGTGAAAACATTTGAACCAATGTCATTAATAAAGTCATTTTTGATTGATGTTATTAGCTCGACATTTTGCTGAATAGCTACTGCTAACGTATCGCCCAAAATTTCTTTTTCGATAATGCTTGAGAGGTCAACATCAAAAGCATTTTTAAAATTTCGAGTAAATTGTGTCTTGTTCTGATAGTGAACTTTACTCACGAATCGAGTGGCCAGTAATTTAGCCCGTTCCTCAATGCGCTCGCCAGCAATTGACGCTAGCACCTCGATTAAAGAGTTAATGTAATCATCATCACTAATTGCGACAGCGTCAACCAGGTTCTTTTTACTCAGCGCATCGGTAATTCGGTTTATCATCGCTCGAATAAAATCAGCTAGCGCATCACGATAATAAACTTCGGCGCGCTTGCTGGGCGTTGTGGGCGGCAAAAACCTATCACGCCCCTGTAGCGAATTCTTCAGTAGAGAATAAATCTCCATCGTTCAAATCCTCCTCGGTCGTATTGATTAGGAGTTTACGCGCGATTAACTCGGTTTGTGCCACTTTATCAGGAATAATATTAGCAGTAACCAAAGCAGAAAAAGCGCTAGCAAATTGACCAAATCTGGCGGCTTCCTTGTCTGCATTGACAACTTTGATTGACGGATATTCAAACGTTAGTCCGTGATTTGGCATCATTTTATCGAGAATGAATTTATCGATAAATTCTTGAGCAGGTCGCAATCGGCTTTCTTGTAGTGCATTGATTGTACCGTGGTACGATTCTAAGTCTTCTTCACCAGTCGAAAATCCGCTCGCAGATAGTCCAAATAACACGGTAATCGGTCTATCTAGCGCACCTGCGGTAACAGTAATGAGTTTTGTTAAGACATCAGACAAACCGCCGTATGTTGCTGTTTTTTGCTCCCAACGACCTTGCGCTTCACTATTACCCGCATCAAGCGCAATAGCATTCATTGAAGATTTAGTATGATTAATTAGATTGATGAACTTTCTAATATCATCTTCCTTACCTTGAGCCACTTTTGCTATCAAGTCAGGAATGAATAAAACATCAACATTACTATCTTGAATAATATCGCCAATACATGTAATTGTTGTATCAAATAAGCGGATAGCATTGTATTTGTTTTGCAAGTCAGATATGCCGAATTGATTTCTATCTGTCAGTTTTGATTTACCTAGCTTTAATCTGTGACAGCGTGAATGATGAACCTTATTATTTTTTCCAATTGTGTAGTGAATCGGTTTACCGAAATTCGCTGATTTCAAATCATCATCAATATTGCTGTCAGGATTAAACTCACCTTTAGTCAACACAATAAAGCGTTGAATATCCTCAATAGCTGATAATGGTTGTGACATATCATCAGCATCAGTAATGGCGACAATTAACGCATCACCAAGCAATGAGCCAAACGCCAAAAATTTTTCTTTTATCTCGTTTAGCTTTAATCGATTTTCTTTTTCGATAACGAGTTTTAACAGATTTTCATCATAATCACCGCTAAAAACCCTTGGTAATTTGAGCATATCATCCGCTGTTTTATCGATGTATTTACCAGTTAACCAAGAGCTGCTATACATATTTAACAGCTGTCGGTCAGATATTTTTTTACTTGAATATCTAACAGAATCGTTTTTATTACCCAGCGATGTATACAGGCTCTCTACTGAATCAGTAATATAATTTGCTTGTGTCATAATACATCCAAAATTGATAATTTATTTTTAATGTAACCATCTAATGAGTATCGGATGGCATCCCAGCAATGATTGTTTTTATCCTCAATGATTGGCAGCACCTCACCCGTCATCCTATCGGTTTTATAGCTATATAGCCGCGCTTCAGTTGCGGTGTGTTTACATCGGGGATGAATAATAATTTTTTTAAACCCTCGCAGATATGCGATACCGTCCTCGACGCTGCCCTGCCATTTTTTCGCTGCTGAGATATTGAAGCTCTTGCGCTTGATGTGACTGATAGTCTCTGGTCTTGAACAGTCCGCTTTAATCGTCCATCTTCTTGACTCTGGCACTGAATCGTAAAAAGAACCCATCTCGTCGAGTTCGATATTAACGCCGTACGCTTCATATTCGATGTACAGACAATCGTTCAAAATAAATGAGCGGATTAATGTGTTCGGGTCATTAGCAAAGCCGAAATCTGCACCAAATAATAAACGCTCTGCTTGTTTATGTAGATTGTCATCAAATTCTTCAACGACATATCGACCACTCAAAACTTGTTTATCTGAATTTTCGAGATATGCTCCTTCCCAAATCCAAGCGTATGATGCGTAATCTAGTCTGGTTAGATCATTTAATCGCTCTTGCTCTAATACATCAGGGAAAAATGGATTATCGTTATAATTCATCTCAACGATGATTGCATTATCAGGCGGGTTTTGTCTGAATCTTACATCTGTCGGGCTTCCCTCTGTTTCGGGGTTCCATGTAACCCAAATTTCGGAGTTAGTCTCACGAACCGTAGGGGTTAACTTGCGCCATGCGATTTCTGATACGTTTTCCGCTTCGTCAACCCAACATAGTAATATGCGTGCTTTTGATTTAATACTGTCGAGATTATGACGTAAACCACAAAACACATAGCTAACTAATCCGTTTTTGGTCCTGATATAGTTTTGTCCAATATCGTAGTAATCAGCTAGCCAGTCAACTGAGCGAATGGCTTGCTTTACTTCTTCCATGCTTGAATCAGCTAGCGAGTTCATAAACTCACGGGCGCACAGTATTACACCGCTTACTCCCGCTTCAGCAAATTGATAGCCTTTAATTGCCGTCATTAATGCAAATGAACGAGTTTTAGCACTACCTCGACCGCCGTACGCTCCTCGATACCTGACATTTTCAGCCACAAACACAGATATCAATTTTTTAGGTAACTGTATTTGTGCTGTTGTCATAGTGATTACTCTTTCGGTGTGACTAACTCTATTCGTGTTGGTTTTGGTGACATCGAGCCATCTGATGACTGGTGATCGATTTCTTGTTTTTCGCTATAACCGTGGTTAGATAGCATTAGCTTAGTGATTGTTGGATTGAATGAGCTAGTTAGCCCACCATTTATTAGCTTATTCTCTTGTAACGTTTTAATTGCTTCTAGCGTGTCGGAAAACTCTTTGTTTTGTTTTGCATACTCATACATTGATGACTTGTGCTTACCAAGATAACAAGCAAGACCTGCAACACTTGGCACTACATCCCCAAATGTTTCATAGTCCCCAAGCAAGTATTCTTTAGCCTTAATTAAGCATTCAGCTAGTTCACTTGGGCGACCCACTTTTTTCTTTTCTGTGTTTTTCATGCGCCTCCCTATAAATCAGCAATTTCTTATGATTAAAAAATCTTTATATGATGATAATCTGGCGACTTGGTTTTTAGTTTCAAATATTTCACATCCATTAAATATATCGCTGAATGTGCAATTATCATTATTAACCATTTCAACGATTTCACTTTTATCGCTAGTGAAATACATAAAGGGTGGTTTCATTAGTTCAAATAACTTTAATTGATCTAATAGCCCAAAATAGGTGCCTTTGCGGTACCCTTGCCGGGTGTTGATGTAGGGTGGATCTAGCAAATATAACACATTGCCAGTGAATTCTGTCTGCATCAATTCAATAAACGATAAATGTGTAGTTTCAACACCCTCTAGGTAGCCATCGCAATTGAGCGGCGTTACTGTTACCCTGTTATATAGCGAACTTCTCTCTAAATCAGCCATAGAATGCGCCACATTAGCACCTGAAAATGTCAAGTAACTTGTCAGAGAGACAAAATCCAGATACGTTTTTTGAGAATACAAGTAATTAATTATTCTCAATTTTGTATTCCCTTCTATCTTTTCTTTTATCTTATACCCAGACACTAATGACAATAAATCTTTTCTGATTTCCTCTGTTTTGCCGATGTTAGCAAGTCGTTCCGTGTAGTTATCATAATCGTTATATATTACCCTTGCGTTTCTGCAGGCATATTTAGCATTGTGAGATAACAGCCCTGAACCGCCGAATACATCAACTATTGTCCAGCCTGATCCGTCACCACATAATTTTTTTATTTGTTCATTAAATAGTTTTATAAAGTTTCGTTTTTGCCCCTGAAAAGGTAGTGGGGCTTTATTGTATTTCTTCAAATCAAAATCCTATAAATAATTAACCTCTCAGAAAGAGATTTTTTAAAAATAAATTAAAAAAACATTGACTTTATGTCGTAAACGCGACATAATACTTACATAGATTCGGAACTGGTTCGAATCAATCCTAAAGGGGACATAAAAATGATCAATCAAGTTAAATTAAATCAAGTTTTCCAAGCTCACTGCCACAGTAATGCGGATCTAATCTGCAAATATCGAGTTATTAAAATCACTGCTAAACGAGTTGTTTTACAACATTTACAAATTGATGATGATGTCATTAACGTTAAAGTATCACCGTACAACCTGGCAGAATTGGTCTTGATTGGTAAATATACAAACCTATATCCAACTGGAGAAATTTATGAATCACACTGAATTAAAAGCGCTTCGGCGCTTCTTCTTTCTTGATATTGTAGACGCAGCAAATTTAATAGCAGGCGTATCAGCTAGAACTTGGCAAAGGTACGAAAAAGGCACTGTCACAATACATAAAGATGTTGTTGAAAAAATAAATAAATTAAAGCAAGAAAGAAAAGAGATTCTTAAAAAGCTGTCTGCCGGTGAAGTTGTAAATATAAACGTTACAGCGGAGCGCAACGAGCAAGAACTAACAAAAATATTAATTTCATCAGTGAGCGCAGAATTAATAGCTAAATCATAAACAATTCAAAAATGGCAGCCGCCAACATGATTATTGAACGGTAGATTAGTCATTTTGGATAATGCTTGATAAAAAGGCTGTTGTTGTTAATTTTGTTAATTGCCGTGTGATGGCAAATTTCAGATATAAAAAAACCGCAATTAAGCGGTTTGATTAAATATGCAGTTATTTTTTATAACTGCCCGAGAATTTTTATAGTTTATGCGGTAAAATTGAATAGTTATTTACTAATCTCTCTTATAGCTTGTTTATCCGCATTACACTTCTCAATAACATTTAGCAAATGCTCGTTATATCTGAGACTATCGCCAAACGTCATTTTTTGAGGTGGTAAATTCGGCAGACAATCACTTAATAGATTGGCTGGTATCGGTCGGTTGACGTAAACCTTTCGCTCTGTTGTACAAGCCGTTAGAAACAGACACGGGCACAAACTGATTAGCACAGTCATTATTTTTGAGTTGCTCATTGATTTGCTCCTGCCTTTCGATAGATTTATTTTCTAACTCACGCTTACTTTGCTCGTTATCAGCTATGATTTGATTGTTTTTAGCGATATTCTGCTCTAACTGTTCGATTTTTCCGAACAGTTCAGCTTTATCTTTTTGTAGCTGTTTCTTCTCTTGATAATTGTTGTAACCGAAATGGACAGCAAAGACAAAGCCGATAATGATTAATGCCGTGTTCGCTATATTTACTTTAGACAATTTGAACATGATGAATCACTCAATAATAACGACACAAATAAAAACCAACCCCAACCGTTGACATCATTAACAGCCATTATTGAAGCAATGATGAAGCATAAGATAGACATAACGCTTTCTCCTTTTCTCGCCTGATTACTAAGCCATTCAGTACTTTACCGCCTGCTTTATTCCATTTCGGAAACTCATTACAAGCTGCTTTATAATCACCGTTGTTCAGATGTTTATACATCGTTGATTTCTTCATGTTTGAACAACCGCAATTAAACGTAATCGACGTCACAGCATCAAAAACAGGTTGAGGCAAATGAAAACCATTAGCGTAGCGATTGACACACCGCTCCGCAGTTTTGATATCACCAACCCAACGCTCCGCTATTTCCTCGTCTGTGTAAGCTTTTTGCTG